ATTAAAGATGAAATAATAGCATCAGTTACAACCTCCGATCCTAAAGTGGTTGTCTATAAAGGATTTAAATTGACTATATTAACTGAGGAAGTAACAGATGAAGGTATTACCTTACGTAGAAGATATGGGGTTGCTACAAATGTTCAAGGCATTGTTAAAGCACAAACTGATTTAACATACGCTACCTTAGATGAAATTATATATAACGAACTTCGTTTTGAAATTGATAGATTAAATCTTGAAATAGCTGAAAATACTAATCCTAGCGAAGAAGCAGCACTTGATGAAGAATTAGGATTACCTTCAGAACAAGAACAATTAGCCGATATTGCTGCTTCTGAAGCAGAAGTTGCTAATATTATAAAATCAATACCTGCTGAAGAAAAAGTAGTAAATGAACGTAGTAAAAGAGATAAACGTAAGTTTAAACGTTTTAAACGTACTATTAACAGATTAAAAAAACAAGGTCTTACTAAAGAGCAAATTAGAAGTCGTGTATTAAATAAAAACAAATTTAATAATTTTAGTGAACAAGATTTTGAAGAAGCATATAACGCTAGTCAAAGTCTTGTAGACGAACTTGAAGCAGCTAAAAAATTAAAAGCAGCAAATGCTCAAAAATCACAACAAACATCACCCACTACAGGCACTTAAAAACAGTTTTATAAATATTTATATATATGAAAGTTGAAACATTTAGAAAATTAATAAGAGAAGAGGTAAAACGCGCAATTCGCGAGGAATTACCATCTGTACTTAATGAGATTAATGAAACACCTAAAGGCGTTGCTAAACCAGGCCGTGCTTTCAGTGGATTGTTTGAAGAAATGGATAAAAAAGTCAAACAACCTATGATTGAAACCACAGGTAATCCAATGCTTGACTTGTTAAACGAAACTCGTCAACAAATGACTATGGGTGATGAAGAATGGCCGTCAATGGGTAACTATGATTCTAGCGCAGCTAATAATTATCGCGCAGAAATGATGAGTGCTTTTGGTGGTGGTGCTCCAACAGTTCAAACAGTAGATCAAATGTTACAAACAGCAAGACCAGCAAGTGATGTATCTCACGTTCAGATTAATGCTGTGCCTGACTTTAGTAAAATGATGGGTGTATTAAAAGAAAAAGGTCAAATTTAATGGCAAAATATATTATTCAAAATATTAATCCATTAGATACAAAACCCTCAGTAGGTGTTGGTATCAGAGTTCCGTTTGACGGATTTACTGGTATTAATACTACTTATACTACCCAAGAAGCAGTAAAATCAAATTTATTAAATTGGTTTTTAACTAATGATAGAGAAAGACCATTTAGCCCTGCATTTGGAGCTAATTTAAGAGCACAGTTATTCGAACAAATTAATTCGGGTACTTTTGCTTCAATAAATGACGTAATTACTCAAGAATTAGCTATTTATTTTCCGAATGTATTAATTGATGATTTACAGGTTCAAGGTTCACCAGATTATAACACAATTCAGATATATTTTAGATACCGTCTAAATGAAACGAATATTGAAGATGACATACAAATAACTTTTACCAATGGCTGAGACTAAACAAGTATCCTATATTAATAAAGATTTTGGCACGTTTAAACAACAATTAATAAACTTTGCTAAGATTTATTATCCTAACTCTTATAATGATTTTAGTGAAGCATCACCTGGTATGATGTTCATTGAACAAGCTTCTTATGTAGGTGATGTACTTGCCTTTTATGCTGATAGTCAAATTCAAGAAAATTTTGTTCAATTTGCTAAACAAAAAAGAAACTTATTATCATTAGCATACCAAGCAGGATATGAACCTAAAGTAACATCAGCCGCTTCTACTATTGTAGAAGTATATCAAATTGTTCCTTCAACAGTTGATTCTGGTCAATACATCCCAGATTTCAATTATTCAATGATTATCCAAGAAGGAATGCAATTATCAGCATTAAATAATCCTCAAATAGGATTTTATTGTCCTAAAAAAATTGATTTTACTTTTTCAGCATCATTTGATCCTACAATTGTGTCTGTATTCTCATTAGATTCAAATAACAATCCAGCATATTATCTTTTACAAAAAGAAACACAAGCTGTAGCTGGTACTTTACAAACATCAACTTTTAATTTTGGTAACCCAATTAAATTCCCAACTGTTACAATTGATGCTGATAGAATTATAGGCATTGTACAAATAACAGATAGTGATAATAATAAATGGTATGAGGTTCCTTATTTAGCTCAAGAAACAATTTTTGTACCTAATGATAATACAGTATTAAACGATCCTAATCTATATCAATACAGATCTCAAGTTCCTTATTTATTAAAATTAATGAAGGTTCCAAGACGCTTTGTTAAGAGATTTAGAGATAATAATACATTAGAATTACAATTTGGTGCAGGTATTTCAAATAGCTCAGATGAAGAAATAGTACCAAACCCAGAAAACGTAGGTTTAGGTTTACCTTATGGTATAAATAAATTAACTACTGCTTACGACCCTTCAAACTTTTTATATACCAAAACTTATGGTATTGCTCCTTCAGATATAACTTTAACAGTTCAGTATTTAACAGGTGGTGGGGCTGAATCAAATGTACCACAAAACCAACTTCAAACTGTTGTTTCAAGTTCAGTAACATTGTTTGGTGGTAGTACATTAGATGCAATTCAAGCATCTACAGTATTAACTTCATTAGCTGTAAATAATCTTAGAACAACTGTTGGAGGCGGAGACGGAGATAGTAATGATGACTTAAGATTAAACACAATGTCTGCTTACCCTACTCAATTAAGAGCAGTAACTAAAGATGACTATTTAGTTAGAGCATTAAGTTTACCTGCTGAATACGGTGTAGTATCAAAAGCATATATTACTCAAGAAATGAGTATTACTGAAACTACTCAAAATACAGGATTAACAGCTACTTTAAATCCATTAGCTTTATCACTTTTTATATTATCTAAAGATAATGATAATAGATTAAACTATGCTACTCCTGCTCTAAAACAAAATTTAAAGACTTTCTTAGACCAATATAGAATATTAACTGATGCTATTGTAATTAGAGATCCATTTATTATTAACATCGGTATTAATTTTGAAATTGTAGTTAGACCAAGTTTTAATAACAAATTAGTATTAAATAACTGTTTAGCTGCTATTAGAGATTTCTTTTTAATAGATAGATGGCAAATCAATCAACCAATTATTTTACCAAATCTTTATACATTGTTAGACACTATAGAAGGTGTTCAAACTGTACAAAGTGTTAACATTGTAAATTTAGTTGGTGAGGCTCAGGGCTATTCAAAATATGCTTATGATATGAATGCCGCAACTATTAAAGGAATTGTATATCCTTCATTAGATCCAAGTATTTTTGAAATAAGATACCCAAATAATGATATACAAGGTAAGGTAGTAACATACTAAAGGGATAGAAAGTCTATATTTATATCAAGATAAAATAGACTATGGCTGTTTACAACATATTTCCTGAAAAAGACACATTTATTTGGTCGCAACATCCCACACAAAATATGGGAATGGATGAAATCCTTGAGGTTTCAACATATAATGATCCATCTACTATTGATAATTTAAGTTTAATTCCTTCTGTTACTAGGGCAATTGTAAAATTCCCTCAGTCACAAATTGATTATGTATTAAATAATCTAGTTAATGTATCAAGTAATAGTATTTTTACTTCCTCTTTTCAATTATTTTTAGCTAATGCCTCCGCTTTATCTCAAACATATACCTTAGAGTGTTATGCTGTTTCTGAGTCATGGACAATGGGAACAGGTAGATTAGCAGATCTTCCAATTACTACGAATGGTGCATCATGGAAATATAATCGTGCTTTAGATACAAATGATCAATGGGTTACTTCAAGTTTTCAAGCTAACGTAACTGCTTCGGATAATGGTCTTCAAAGAGGAGGAGCTAACTGGTTTATAACACCTCGTTCTTCTCAATCTTTTGATTATACTTCAAATAAGGATACTAATTTTAATGTAACACCTATAGTTAAATTATGGTATAGCCATTCCCAACAACCAGGTTTTTACCCAGAAGCTTTTGGTAACGAAGGTTTTCTTGTAAAATATACAGGTAGCCAAGAATTTAATACTGCAAGTATCCAACAATTAAGTTTCTTTTCAATGGATACCCATACGATTTATCCTCCACAACTACAAGTTAAGTGGGATGATTCGTCTTATAATATTGGTAGTGGGACTGTAATTAGTACTGTAAGCCAATCAATATTAACCATTGGAAATAACCAAACAGAAATTCAAGAAACTGATGTTTATAGATTTAGAATTTATTGTAGAGATCAATTCCCTGCACGTTCATTCCAAACCTCATCCGTTTATTTAAATAATAAGTTTTTACCTACTTCAAGCTATTGGGCACTAAAAGATTTGAAAACTGAAGAAATTGTCGTAGATTTCGATACTAAAAATACAAAAGTTAGTGCTGATCCTACAAGTAATTATTTTGATGTTTACATGAATGGTTTAGAGCCCGAAAGATATTACCAAATAATGATTAAAACCATTATTGGAGCTCAAACACTAGTATTTGAAAACCCAGGTAATTATTTTAAATTAGTTAGATAATGGCAAGCGTTTACGATTTAAACTCACAATTTTCTTCACTTGGTACTGGTATAGGATCAACAAATACTCCTGATACCCAAACAATCCAAATGTCTAAAGAAGTATATGGTAAAATTACTTTTCCAAGAGTAATTGATACTGAATTTACTGAATTTGTATCACCCGCTACTTCATCATTTGAACCTACAGTTCCTGAATTCTTTCAATTTTATGAAGATTTATTTTATCAAATCCCAGTAGAAGGAGAAGTAAATTCACATGAGTATTTAGTAAAAAGAAGCTCTGAATATATAGGTGAAACTGTTCAAAATGATGAAATAAATGCTTTATTAGAGGAAATTAATACATTAAGACAAGACTTACTAGATGCAAACCAAACAATTGTAGATTTAAGTTCTAACT